TCAATGCCGTCTGGGAGTCTGTCTGCGGGCGGCCTCAAAACGTTTCATGAGCTCCGGCACGTTCCCGTCCTCGCGCATGAACGGCAGAACCTTGCGCTCGCTGCGCTCTTCCTTGCCGTCCCTAATGATGATGAGATCGGCGAGCATCTCGTTCCGAACCGCGTCGTATGTGCATTCGATGCGGAACTCCTCACCGCTGCGGGAGCCTTTCGGGAACATCCCCTTGGTGTCTGGCGTGCAGCGGATGACGCCTTCGCCGTCCATAGTCCACGAAAAAGGAATCGGCCCCATAAAGAACGATGCATAGCCTTTGCCACCTTTGTCGAACGCGAGAATGAAGATTTCAAACTCGACGCTTACTCCCCAGACACCGTGAATGGATCTCTTTGCAGCAGCGGCCATTCGCTGATCAACTGGATCGTCGAACACCTCGTCCGTTTTCTCGAACACGATGACTTCGTCTCTACCGTTGTCGCATTTGCGCAGGCATCCGTCTGGCTGTAGCCACAACGCCTCGTACACACCTCTTTCGAGATCCGGCGCTTCCGACCGCCTTCCTTGCCTGAACACCCTGAACTGCCCCTCGGCAGGAACAAGGGTGAAGACTGCATACGGCTCCTTCATATCGGTTGTCGGCTTAAACTTCTTGAAATAGAGAACGGCGTTGTTGTCCTCCCTAATCTTGAGCAGCATTCGATTCCCGACTTCGGGACCAGTCATGACCTTTGATCTCTTTTCGTATCGCACGGGTTTCCAGAATCCCAAATACGCCTTGTCGTTCCTTATCGCATTCCAGTCCGGCATCATCGCCTTGACGATCTTTCTGCTGCCCTCGTATTTCGCATTGCCTTTTTGGGAGTCCGAGAAGAGCCAGTCACCATTTGCCACAGAACATCCGCTCTTCCTGAGTGCGTCGAATTCCCATTTTCTGTAAGGTTTCCAAATCGCATAGTCCCGTTTCGCCTCGTCGACAGACAGGGAGAAGCAAGTGCCATATTGCTGCGGCGATCCCGTGGCTCCCGGTTTCCATACACCATTCTCAAGAAGCCACACCGTGTTGTTGGTGACGGCGATAAAAGGCTTGTCCTGCGACGATTCAAAAGCCCACGCCCCAACGGCATCTCCCCAGCCGTATCCAAATGCAGAGAAGATGAGCATCGCCGCAATTGCCGCAAGAATGTACTTCGTCATACATTGTTCTTTCTTAAGTTTCTGCATGTGAATATTATACCATACCCTCATTGGCGAATCCTTCCGAAGCCGCGAAAATGGGCGAACGCCGGGCGGGTAACCGCCCGGTACGGGGCGCGGGCGAGGATCGCCACCGCCCGCCTATGGATGAGTCGCCGCTATGCGAGACGGCGAGCGAGCGCAAGGAGATTTTTAACGCCGTTCAGCTCGCCCAGGGAGCGGGACACGAGGAACTCGAGCTCATCGAAGTCCTCGCGCTTTCCCGAGTTGGCCAGCGCGACCATATCAAGCGCGAAGAGACCGCGCCACGCCGTGAGCGTGATCGCCGCAACGTTGCCCACCAGGGAGAAGACGGCGTCGAGATTGACCTTGCGCCCGATCTGCTGGTGCTGAAGCCTGTAGGCCGCACGTAAGCGGTCTCGTCGGATTTCTCGTTTCTCTTTGTCTCCGCGTTCCCGCGCATACTCGGCCTCGGCGAGATGCTTCACCTCGGCGGCGACCATCCGCTCAACCTGCTCCGGCGATGGAAAGCCATCGCACGGGTTCCAGTTCTTGCTCATGTGTTTTTCCTTTCCGTGGCTTTTGCCACGGCGCACATGATGCGTTAGAACCTTCTGGATAGCAACGGGAAAAGGCCTTGTGCCTTCGTCATCACGTCCATCATGCGGTAGCCGATGGCGGCGAGTTTGAAGACCGTCTCGTCGAAATCGGCCTTGGGATCGTATGCCGCGATGACGGCGCGGACTTCGCGCTTGAGCATTTCCATTTCCTTCTTCATTTCGTTTTCCTTTCGTGGTTGCGGGCGGAGGGCGAGCCGTCGCCCTCCGCCGCAGGGTTGCTATTTCGTGATCCTCGTCACGAGAACGAACTTGCCGAGCATCCGTCCAGGCGCACGGGGCTTGAGGCTCTTCGGCGGCTTGTGGTAGAGCCACGTGCGGTACCAGTATTCGTAGTTGGTTCCGAAAAGCTCGGCCATCCGGCCGAAGCAGTATTCCCTCTGCACCGATTCTCCGCAGTCGCAGATCTCGTAGAAATCCTCGCCCGCCCTCATGCGGTCGGCCACCTGCTGGAAGGTGACCGTCTTCGAGAAATCACCGATCAGCGGCTTCTCGTCGGGATGCTCCCGCAGGAGCCAGACCCTGACCTTTTCGTTCTTGCCGTCCGTGTTCGCGGCCTTGCGCTTTGCATTCTTCTTCATGTTCTTTCCTTTCGGTTGTTGCCTCCGGCCCTTGCGGGCCGGAGGCGTTGTCGATTCACTCGGCGGCGTCAAGGGCAAGCTTCGCGACCTTGAGCATTCGGATCTGGTAGGCGAGGCTCCGCATCTCGATTGCGATGCCCTCAAGGAGGATCACCGCCTCGCCGTCTGCCCAGCGCATCTTCTGCGTCCGCGCGGCGAGGGTGAAAACCCGCGCCTCCTTCTGCGCGAGCTGCTCGTTGAGCTTCGCCCGCACCTGCTCCTTCGCGCCCTGCGGCTTCGCCGCCGTTTTCGTCGTCTTCTTCTTCATCGCTTTTTCCTTGTTTTTCGGTTTTTTCTCGGCCACCCCTATGGTGGCCTTCACGCCGCATACTATGGCGTACTTCTCCGGGGATAGCAAGCGGGTATTTTTATTATTTTCATATATTTTTTATCGCGGAATCATCGTTATGAAACCGGGCAAAATTGCTGGCGTCTTTGCCGTCGGACATGGCTTCGGCGGACGTGCCGTAGTTGGTCGGCGGGCAGGAGGTCGGGTAGTTGCCGCCGAGCGTGAACCAGCGGCGATGCTCCTTCTTCTTGGGGGCGACCGTTCCGAAGGCGTTAGGCAGTCCCCAATACCGCGCGCCCGTCGCGCAGACGATCCTGTAGTCTGCCGGGTAGGGCTTGCCGTCGCGCGCCTTCCGCGTCGCGGGCGTCATCGCGTAGGTGAAGGCAGGGATGCGGTAGCGGGTTGCGCGGTTGCCCATCAGCTCGGCGTGGACGATCACCTTGACGCAGTTGTAGACGTTAGGGTAGCCCTCGTATGCGTCGAGCCGCCGAAGCTCGGTGGGCGTGACGAGGTAGAGGACGCCCTCCACGCGCCCGCCGCGCGCCTTTTCGATGTCGGCGTAGAGACGCTCGACAAGACGCCAGCCGCGCAACGTGGCGCGCCCAACGGGCCTTGCGTCGGGGATGCGGCGACGCATCCTTTCGGGGTTGAGGTTTGAGCCGTAGGCGAAGTAGAGGTAGGTTTGCGATTCCATTTTCTTTTCCTTTCGTTTCGTTTCCCTTGGGCTTGCCCCGTCCCCCTTGCGGGGGGCGGGGCGTTCCGCTTCAGCCATTCGCCTCCGCGTTCGTGTTGCGCCCGTCGTGGCGTCCGTCCTTCCAGGCCGCCGAGCCGGGCATCCGCTTGAGGAGGTGCTGGCGGGGGGCCTTGAACATCTCGCCGATCCAACCGAGGCGGAGAAGGAAAACCCGAAGGTCGTACTTCGCGCTCGCCTCGTTGTAGGGGCGGGGCTTGCGCGCGCTCGCCGCCTTCGCGTCCATCGCCTTGTGGACAATCGTCAAGGCGAGGAGGACGTTCGTGCGAATCTCGCCCGCGTGGGTCGTGGCCTCGAAAAGGCGGAACTCAACCGTGTGCTTGGTGCCGTTCCAAAGGTTGTGGAGGTTGAGGGTGCGGTAGCGGGCGTTGCTGTAGTGGCTGTAGCGGTTCTCGCCGTGGTAGTAGGCGTCTGCGAGGTTGGCCATCGTCGGGTTGCGGATCTTGAGCATCTTGTCGACGAACTGGCGGTCGGTGCGGCGGGTGTACCATCCGAGGCGGTGTGCCGCCGTTCCGCATCCCTTGACGATCAGCTCCTCCTGTTTGTAAAAAATCTTCACGAGGTTCTGGATCTGCTTCGGCGTCATCTGCGCCGCGCCGACGTGGATGTGGAGGCCCGCGCCGCCGCCCGTCTTCGCACCCGCCCGCCGGAGGGCGCGAACCACCGTCTGGAGCATCGGAAGGTCGCCGATGCGGAGGATCGGGCTGACCGTCTCGCTTCCGTTGTTGACCGAGCCGTCTGTCTCGCAGTTCCACTTGCGTCCGTCCGGCATCGTCACCACCCAGTTTGAAAGGTGGCTTCCGTCGAAGCGGTAGGTTCCGCCGACCGCCGCCGCAACCGTCTCGGCCGCCTTGCGGGTGCTGATCCTGTCGTACTCGAGCTCGATCCCGAAGGTCATCTCGCTCAGTTCTGCTTCCGTTATCGTCATCGCTTTTTTCCTTGTTTTCGGTTTTTTCTCGGCCGCCCCTATGGTGGCCTTTACGCCGCATACTATGGCGTACCTTTCGGACGATAGCAAGCGGTCATATTGATTATTTTTAATTATTTTTTATTAGAAAACAATCAATATGAAACCGCGATAACTGGGCGACATGCGCGACTTCTACCCGCGCGGGTACTGCGACCGGCGATAAGCTCGCCAATCTCCGCCCTCGATGACCGTCGCATCCTCCGGAAGCCGGTTCAAGATGTACACCCACGCGAGGACGCGCCCGCCCCCGACAAGGTTCACCTGAATCTGCTCGCGGCGGTAGAAGTTCGGATAGCCCTCAAGCCGATCCATCGAACGGAAGGCATCGTCGTCCACGGTCAGCACCTCGCCAACAACGCGCGTGGATCCGGCATTGACGAACGCAGGAAAGCCGTAGCCCGGATCGTAGAGCGTCCCCCTCGCCCATGCGTTCTGCCGCCTCGCCCTTGGCGCGCGGTTGCAGTTGCACTCGTTGGAGAGGAGCGTTCCGTAGACGAACACCTTGTGTTCGCTCGGCGGCTTCGCAAGCCCGACGGCCTTTTCAAGACGCCTCCGCACGGATGGCGGAAGGCATTGCATTTCGATTTGAGTCATGATTTTGTTTCCTTTCTTCTTTTCGGTTGTGCCGCCGCCCCCGACTCGAGGGCGGCGGCGTTTGCGGTCAGTCGACCACAAAGAACTTCATGCAGGTGACAAGGAGGTTGGCGTAGTCCCCGCTCGTCGCCTCCTTGTGAAACTGTACCCAGAGGTCTTCGCGCCGCGCTCTGCGCAAGGCCTGCTTCGCCTTGCCAAGGATGAAGAAGGCGTTTCCATCCATCCCCGTCAGCTTGAGGCGGATGTTCGTTATCGGCTTTTCGTTTGTGTTGCTCATTACTTTTTCCTTTGTTTTTCTCGGCAACCCCTATGGTCGCCTTACGCCGCATACTATGGCGTACCTTCCGGGCGATAGCAAGCGGTCATAGTGATAATTTTTCATAATTTTCACACCCAGTTTTTGAGGCATGAGCCTACGCGGAAATGGCGCGACGCAAGGTGCGTCAGCATCCGAGTTCCGAAAGTCGGCGGCGCAGCTCCAGCTCGTCCTTGTCGGTTAGACCGACCGTGGACGAGTTTTCGTTTCGGGCGCAGACGATAACATCCCCGACGATGCAATCGCCTCGTCTGAAGATGCCATACAACCTCGTCGCGATGGGGTTGAAGGACAGCCGGTTGATCTTCCCCTCCTCGTTGAGGAAGAGATCGAGACCGAGGAATCCAACCTCGCCAAGCCACCAGCATTCGATCCATCCGCCGACTGCGTCCTGCAACGTCTCAAGCGGCACCGTGCCGTCTGCCGCCGCATCGACCTCGACGAAACTCCACTCGCCCCTCGCGGGAATCTTTAGCACCTTTGCTTTCATATCCTTTTTCCTTTTCGCGCACCCTGCGCCCTGGCATCGATGTCGTGGCGCAGGGCATCCTTTTCACACGATTTCTACATGGACGTACTTCTCGCAAACCTTGAGGAAGTCGCCGAATGTGTCGGCCGCGATGACCTCCTTGACAAACTCGTCCTTGAGGTCGCTCCGCCCAGCTCGCTCAAGGGCGAGAACTACCTCGCCGGTCGTGAGGTACGGGTCTCCTTTTTTGACGCTCAGCGCAAGCGTCACTTTCTCGTTCGTGACAGGCATCTTGTCCTCCCCCTCTCTCAGCCAACGACCGCCGTGAACTCGGTCGGGGCGTACTTCTGGCAGATTGCGGCAAGCTCGTTCATCATCGCGTTGCCGCCCCGCTTGTGGTAGCCGTCGAAGAAGTCCGTGCCGTCCTCCGAGCAGACGCCGAGCAGGGCATCGTAGAGGTCGGCTAGGTGCTGGCGTTCGGTCGGGGTGAGTGTAGCGTTCTTTTTCATGTTTGTTTCCTTTCTCGATTCGGTTTGCCGCGCCCCGCCGTTTCGGGCGGGACGCGGCAGTTGCGTTCAGTCCTCGTCGCCCGTCCGCTCGGCCTCGCGGCTGGCGTTGTTGTCCACAATGTCGTCGAACCACCGCCCGCCGACCTGGAAGCGCGGAAGCGTCACCGCGCTCGGCTTCTCCATGTCATCGAGCTTGATGCAGACGATGTTGCAGTTCGTTTCGGGGTAGGCGTTGTTTCCCGTGAGGCCGTACTCGCGGTTCATCAGCGCGCCCTCGATCACGTACACGTCCTCGCGCTTGAGAGGGGTGTAGGTCTTGACCCATCCGAGGATCGCGGCGAGGTTTTCCTCGTCTGGCGACATCCCCTCGAACGTCAGCGCGGAGTTTTTGTAGAGCGTGTCGAGCTGCTCCCGGTTGGTTACCTTTATCGTGTTCATTGCTTTTTCCTTTGTTTTTTCTCGGCCACCCCTATGGTGGCCTTTACGCCGCATACTATGGCGTACCTTTCGGACGATAGCAAGCGGTCATAATAATAATTCTGCATATTTATTTCAGCCGAAATTATCGCTATGAGAAGACGGAAATGCCGCGCCGGTAACGGCGCGGCACGGGGCGGGCAAGCGGACGCGGGCTACAGGTCTCGCGTCTTGCAGTCCTCGCACTTGCCGCAGAAGGCGTCCTCGCCCTCCCCATCGTTATCGGTGTCCTCGACGGCGACGTCCTCGATCCGTTTCGCGAGGTCGCGGACGAGTCCGTCGTATGCCTTCTGCATGATCTCGTGCAGCTTCGCTCCCTGCTTGGTGGAGAGCGTGCCGTCGGCGACGAGTCGCTCGATGCGGTTGGAGACCGCCGCGCGTCCGCCGTTTTCGTAGGCGGTCTTGAGAACCTCCACGACGCGTTCTCTCGCCGTCGCGCGCCGCACGAACGCGCAGCCGGAGAGAACCTTTGTGCAGAGGAATATGACGATCAGGCCGAACACGATGTTGCTGCCGATCAAGAGAGCCTGCTTGGTTTTTTCCATTCTGATTTTCCTTTCTGTTGATGTGTTGCTTTCCCTGCCCTCAAAAGGAGAACAGGGAAAAGGTCTTGTTGCCCGACCAGTCGGGCTGGCCGGATTTGATGGTCTCGCTTTTGAGCGCACCGGTACGTTCGCCGTCCTCGCGTTCACGCATGGTGTCGGCGGTCGGCTCGTACCATTCACGAGAGACGATGCGTTGGCTGGAGCAACCGCAAAGGGCTGCGGCAAGAACGCCAACACATGCGAGAAGGATGACGCGCTTCACGCCTTCACCCCCTCGCGCTCCTTCTGCCGATCCGCGAACGGCGCGTACCACGCAGTCCAGCCGAAACGCTGGCAGATGCGGGCGAATTTCCATGCGTCCCACATCACCTTGTACCGGCGAATTCGCCACCACGGGAATGTCGCGCAGGCGACCTTGATTCCGTTCCTGCGGAAACGGGCGTTGCTCGCCGCGAATGACTCCTTCGTGCCGTCCGAGTCGTTCCATTCCACGTCGTGGATGAGCGCGACGGGCGCAAGCGAAGGGTGGAGTGCGTCAAGGACGGTGCGAAGCCAGCCGGGGAAATACTCCGGCCCGATGCCGTTGTAGATTCGGCAAAGCTCCTCGTCCGTGTGCGCGTAGAGTTTCTCGCGTCCCTCCAGGGCGCAGGCGGCGCACACCTCCTTGAGGCGATTGATCTCAAATCTTCCCGTCATGGATTGCCCTCCGTGGCGATTTCCGTGAGCCTACGCATTTCCACAAGGTAGACCTTGTCCGCGATCTCGACGAACGAAAAGATGTGTTCTCCTTTCGCCGCATCGATCCGCGTTGATCCGTCCGAGGTGAAAATCCTGTCCGCACCGTCGAACGAGATGGAGCATCCGCCATCCGTCACGACGGTGAGGTACAGCATGAAGCCACGGCTGTAGCCTGCGTTTGTGCGTCTCCCTGGAAGAGAGAACGTCGCCTGTCCTTCCGAGACCGTGGCCGCGTTGACGGCACGGTCGCGGAGTAGGAAGTCCCTGACGTTCGACAACGCATAGGCCGGCGGCTCGTCCAGCACGTTCGTCACGACATACGAATTCGCGCCGAGCGATCCGCGTCTGGCGAGTATCGCATTTCCCTCCTTGATCGTGTCCGGCAACGCTGCGGCGCAAGCGGACATCGCGGCGAACGCCGCCAAGAGAATGATTCTATGCATTTGTCACCTCCGCTCCCAGAGTGCGCGCGACAACTGCGACGGCGGTTCTCACGCCATCGTCCGTCGAGAAGTCGAAAGTTTGCCCCTTGAGAGCAACACGAAATCCGTTCTGCTCTTCAAGTGCCTTGGCGATGCGATTGAGCTGGCCAAAGTAGGAATTGGGTTGATCGTTCTCGGCCATTGTCTACTCCTCGTAGATGCAGTTGGAAAGAATAGCCTCGACGGCCTCGTCCGACATGCCCGTGTACCGCTTCACCGCGTCGAGCGCCTCCGCAAAGAGCGGGTTGTCCTCCGCGAAGTTCTGCGCCGCGACGTAGTAGTCGTAGTACGCCTTCTCCTCCATCCACGTCTTCACCAAGACCCACTTGTCGGCCTCCTTCAGGGCGGCAACGACCTTAAGCTTGGAGAAGATGCGGTGGCCGGGAACGTTCGTCTGGCTTCCGCCTTCCGATCCGCCCCCGCCGCTGGGCGTTCCGCCTTCCGATCCGCCGTCACCGGCGGCATCCTTGCGGGCGACGATCTTGTAGACGCGCACGAGCGTCGTGTCCGTTTCCGTCCAACCGCTCGGCTGCGCCTCCTTGTCGGCGGCGTCCGGGACGGGCGGCTCGTCAACGACCTTCTTCCATCCGGCCGCGAGGTAGCTCGCGGCGGACGGGTTGACCTTGACCGTACCATCCACCTCAAGCGTGGACGGCGCATACTGGATTCTGCCTTTCTCCAGCTTTCCGTAGTTGATGTTCATTCGTCTTTCCTTTCCTTGGATTTAGAGTACCGTTCCGTTTCCGAGGACGATGCCGTCAATGCCGTGGAAGCGGCAAAGGGTGTTTGCGCCCCACGGGAAGCGCGCGCCGTAGCCGGCGGCGATGTTGCCCGACGGCGCGACCTGCCGTATCTGGGCGACCGTCTTGTTGCTGATCCAGATGTCCATGAGGTTGGGCGTGTCCGCGAAATCCTCCGTCGCGAACTGGCTCACGGCCCCGAGACGTAGCTCGCGTAGTCTTGTACATCCCTTCCACACGTAGCTCCAGCAGCAGCCGGTAGAGACCGTGCTGTACTTCTCCAGCGCGGTGCATCCCTGGAACGAGCCGTCGAAGTGGTGTGTCACTGCGCCGAGGAGCACCTCCTTCAGCTTCTTGCAGTAGGCGAAGGGACGCTGTCCGAGGCCTCGCACGTTCGGCGCGATGAACCTTTGCAGGTTGACCGCACACTTGAAGCCGCCCGACATCACGCTCGTCAGCTGGCCCGCATAGTCAACGACGGACAAGGGCGCGGCATCGTAGGCGAACTGCGCCATCCCATCGAGGGGCCGGAACCCGATCTCGTACACGTCCCTGAACGCAATCCGGTATCGTCCATAGCGGGCGTAGGCGTGTTCGACATAGGTGTCGCCGGAACTTAAAGGGACGTATTCCGTTACCCGGTCGCCCCACGAAACGAAGAAGCCGGCTCCGACGGAGCGCGCCATGAATCGGATGCGAAGTCCCGTCTCGTCGGTCATCTCGACGGTCACGACCGTCGTCGTGCCGCCCTCGTTCCACACGCCCTGCCTCGATGCGATCTGCATCACGCGCCTCCTTCCGGCGTCCAGACAACGTCGTCGATCCATCCGCAGTCGGCACCTTGCGAACCGCTGCTGTCCTTGGAGTAGCGCCACACGATTTCATGGGAACCGGGCGCGGAGACGTTCCACGAGAACTCCTCCCAATCACGCCAGCCGCCGATGTTGGCGACCTCCTCGCCGTCCACGATAAGGCGAAGCATATCGTAGTAATCCTCGCTGTCGGCCCGCCAGAAGAACGAGAGCGTTCCCGCTCCGTTCACGGTGGTCTTGATGACGGACTCCTGCGTGTCACCGATAGCTCCGGAGCGGGCGCAGCCGCTGCCAGAGTGCGGATAGTCCGAGTCGACGAACCAGCCGACATCTCCTTCGGTGAAGAACTCCAACCCGCCCGACGGCGCGATGTGCGGCGCAAACGGATCGACATAGACCTCCCACCGCGCGTAGAGGCGCGTGATCGAGGTCTTGACGATATCGCTTTCCGCGATGCGCTCGCCTTCCTCAGCGGCGGTGTACCAGCCGACGAACGAGTAGCCGTCGCGGACGGGAACCGGCATGGACGTGAACCGCGCGCCGAGCTTGAACTTCACGGACGATCCGTCGAGCGTTCCGCCGCAGGGATCGAACTCGACCGTCTGCTCGATGTCGATCACCTTGCGGTTCACGATGAAGATGCCAGCGTCAGTCTCGGTGAAAGCAAAGACGTTCACGCCCACCTCGCACATCAGCGCATTCTCGTTCGCGTCCTCAAACGAGAGGAACTCTCCCGACGGCGGCGCGAAGGTGATCTCCGGCGGCGCGTCAGCGGTCACGACGAGGCGGACGAAGAAGTCGCGCGCCGCGCCGGAGACGGCGGGCGGGAACACGAGCGTGAGCGGCGCGGAGGTCGCTGCCTCGATCCGCGTCACACACCTGTCGCGAAGGCCAACGCGGCCCTCGTCCGGGATCGCACGGACGATACGGTAGCGGCCGGAGCCGGCGAACGACACGTCCTCAAGCTGGGGTATGTATACAACGTCCATCAGTAGTTCCTTTCGTCTTCGATGTTCATGGTCTCGTTGATCGGGATGTAGGCGAGAGTTTCCGCCTCGTCCCACGCGCCGTAAGCCCACATGACGCGCACGTCGCCGTCCGGGCTGCGGTCGATTCTGTGTATCGGGCGTCTCGCGTCCGTGCCGAAGCACACGTACACCGTGTCCTCGACCTGCTTGAGGAGGTGCGGTTCGAGTTCCCTCCTTCGGAAGAACTCGCTCGTCGCCTCGAATCCGTAGCAATCTATCTGCATGTGTGTTCCTTTCGATGTGCCGGGCTAGATGGTGATCCGCTCCACCGCTTTGCGCGAGACGGCGAACACGCCGGCGGTGGTCTCGGTGAAGTAGAGGAGGACGGTCTCGCCGGCGGAGACCGTGCCGAGGACGTCTGGGTTGTCGCTCTCGACGGCCTCCGCGCCCTCAACGGAGATGTCCGTATCGGCAGAGGCGACGAGACGGGCGAGGAAGTCGCGCGCCTTCCCTGGCACTACGTCCGGGACGCGCAGCACGACGCTGCCGCCTGCGAGGGCGACCGCGTTCATCGAGCGGTCGGCGAGACGCGCCTTGCCGTCCGCGACGGGGCAATCCGCGATGAGGTACCCCGCGCTTTCCGCGACGCGCTCCGACACCTGACCGCCGAGCCATTCGAGAAGGCTCTTGAACTGCGGCATGAACACGATCTTCACGTCATGCCTCCGATCTCAATGGTCGCGTCGATCCCGACGTAGGCGAGGCGCGACCTGTCCGCCCATTTCCCCCACGCCCATTCGTGGACGATGCGTCCGTCATCCGCCGCCACAATCCGGTGTACAGGGCATTTCCCGTCGCCGAATCCGTAGCGAAGGTATGTGATTCCAAGCCTGTGTTTCTTCTCGGCAGGCGGCGGGGGATCGCCCGGCGGCAGTCCGCCGTGCGCAGTCTCTCGTCCGTAGCAGTCGATCCTCATTGCTTTTATCTCCTTCCTTGTCATCCAAGAAGCGTCACGTCCGGCTTCCAGCCCGTGTCCAGCGCGGCGACCTGCCCGTTCACCGCGTCAGCGTCCACAACGCCTACGCCCCACGGGTCGCCGGACGGGTCGGCGGCATCGATGCCGTCCTGCGGCACGTAGGCGAGGAAGAGGAGCGTTGCCGTCTTGTCGCGCAGCTCCGCGATCCCAAGGTCGACACACTTCGCCTCGCTAGTGGCGTCAATGCGCCCGATAAGTTCCCAGCCGTCGACCTCCTTCGCCGTGCCATCGTAGAGCGCGGGATTCTTGAGAAGCTCGTCGGGGTACTTCGCAATGTACTCCCCTCGCTTGAGCCACACGCAGAACATGCTGCCGGGCGTCGCCCTGCCCGTCCACCCCGACCAGTCGAGGCGCACGGACTTCGCTCTGAACCCGTCCGGCGTTGCAAACGGAACCAGCCCCGCCGTCGCGGAGATGCGCCACATGGACACGTCCGTCGCAGCCTCCGTTACGCCGTCCGACGTGGACGGCACGGAGACGGTCGCCTTGCGGACGCAGAACGACGCGCCCGGCTGGGCGGAGGGAGTCACCGCCACGCGCTCGCACTTGCCCTCCGCGAATTTCGCGTAGGCGTTGCGGAGGCCGATGCAGGCCTCGCCTCCTGTCGGCGCGGGGATCGCGAGATCGTTCTCGTCGCGGGCTGAGAAGCTCCTCACGTAGTTGCCCGTCACGAACCACACGACAGAATCGGAGAGTGCTGCTCCTGTGAGGATCGCGGCGTGTGAGGACGCGCCTTCCACGCCGCCGGACACCGTGCCCGTGGCCGAGTCGGCGATGGCGGAGCCGGCGAACGCGCCGCCCGCGAGGGACGAGAACGTCCCCGTCACGAGGAACTTGTCCCTCCCGACAGAGCCGCCCCAGACCGTATTCACCTGGTAGTGGCCATAGTCGTCCGGCGTGATCCGTCCGTCGACGGACGGAATCCACACGGTTGGTGCCTTCGACCGACACGAAATGACGGCGAGGTTGCGGCACGGCCTTCCACCGACGGACTTGAGGTCGCCGTACACGATGAACGAGTCGGAATGAGATCCGGCGTAGGGCGAGATGCCGAGGATCGTCCCTTCGTAGGGCACGGGGTCGTGCTGCGTCACTCTGATCGCCCCGTCCGAGATCGTCACGCCGCAGTAGGTGTTGAACACCATGATCAGCCATTCCTGAAACCACCAGAGCCTGCCGTTGACAACTTGGTAGAAGGACGTGTAGGATGTCGCCTTGTCCTGCGTCGTGAGGAGGTACTTCACGTCTCCAATCTCGACCTGATCCGTGCCCGTGTACGGGATGAACTTGAGCGCGGCGGTACCGGAATAGCCGATCTGCGCCGCATAGAAGAACGACGCCCCCGACAGGCGGAAGAGGCCGAGAAAGTTGATGCCGTTCGCCCCCGACACGAAAATGAGCAGGTCGCGGGAGTACACTTTCGTGTAGGGGTTGCCGATACCGTACACGTTCTCGACGAACGAGATTCCTGTCGCCGTGCCGCGCGCGAGGTCGAGGTAGGCGGCGTTGGATGTGAAGTAGGTGGAGAGCGCGGTGCGCAGATCCTCAGAGTCCGTAGCGCCGAGGTCGGTGTATGTCAACGCGCCGAAGCGCATCCTCTTGCCGGCATAGGTCGAGGCGGCGAGCGCGTTTGCGTTCGTGTTGCTGTTTCCGCCGTAGTAGAAGGCGACGCCGGGTATCCACCCCGTCTGCACTTCATCGCGGGTTACACCGAGGACGGCCACGATGCGTTCGTAAACCTTCGAGTATCCGCTCAACTGCATCTCCAGTACGTCGGACGGGCATATCCTTACGCCCCTAGCATCACCCTTGAGATCCAGCAGCTTCGTTTTGCCCTTCCAGATGCCGGGAGTGTCCGTCCTCTGCGGCGACCACTCCTTCGCGTCGGGAAGATCCCCGCCGGCTGCGAGGCATTCGTAGGAGCGGACGAACCTGTCCTCCGCGAGCGAGTACGGCATCACCCCGCCCCTGCACACGGCGAACTCGCGCCCGCCCTCCGAGCGGCAGTCGATCTCCGTTCCGTCCGCGAAGCTGTCGGCCACGCCCTCTACCTCGATTGCGATCTCCGGCGCGAGGGCAGCTGCCCCCTCCACCCAACCGCTCCGGGATCGGTCGTACTTCTCAAGCGAAACGAAGAGGAAAAGGTAGCGTCCGAGGACGAGACCGCCTTGCGGAGCGAGCCGCGCCTCCGCTGAAGCCGAATACCACGTCACGTTGCCGTCCGCGCCCGTGACCTCGCGCCTCGGCGCGACGGACGCCGCGAACGCCGCGCCCTCGCGGGCGTCCGCCTCGGTGGTTGGGATCTCGTCAGTGGAGCCGACGGCGAGCGCCAAACGCGCGCCGAGGGGGTTGTACGGGTCGGACGAGACCGTCGCCACGAGGGCGGCGAGGCGCATCCCGACCAGCGCGGGCGGCAGGGCCATCCTGTAGCAGGCCATCTGCGCGTAGGCGCGGTGCATCCCGTCCTCGTGTTCCGCACACCACTCGGCGGCGTCGAACGAGTCGCGGGCAGCGGCGTTGCCGTCGGCCTGCTCCATGCCGTGCGCCGGGAAGATCGCTGCCCCGTCGGCGGACGCCTCCTCCCACGGACATTTCCACACTTCGAGCGCGGCGGTCGCCGCATCGCTCGCAGCGGCGTAGACCGGGGTCTTCGAGCCGGCCGTGTACTTGCGGAGAAATCTCCGCGCTATCAATCTGTAGGTTGCCATGTTTGCACTCCTTCCTTGTCGCATCCGTCCGGGCGCGCGCTCCCGTCGTCGTCTTTCGCGTCTCCGCGCAAAACCTCAATCCCCTTGCCCCCGTCCTCCGCAGGGCGAACGCCGCCGTCTCCGTGCCGCCGTGGGGCTGACGGCGGAGGATCGCCCGTGAGCGACACGTCGAAGCGTCCGAGGTGGTCGCGCTCGACCTTCACCCCGCCGTGCCCCACAACCTCCGGCGGCAGATTTCCGCACTCGCGCATCGCCTTGACGAGCGCGTCGAGCTGCGGTACGGAGACCGTCTTCGGCTCATTCGCCACCGGCCCGCTCCTTTCCCCTCGTGCCGCCCCAGTCCTCATCGAACAGGGCGCGGAGACTGTCCGACGCATCCGTGACACAATCTGAATGCACGCATCCGTTGTCCGGCATCAGCTCCGCCGGATCGTCGCTCCATGCGCCTGCAAGTCCCTTGCAGCCAAGGTAGGTGCCGTTCGCAAGTTCGATGCTGGGCGGCCACGGCGGGATGTCACCCACGAGTCCCAGACAGCTCTCATAGCATTGCTGGCAGTCCGCCATGTTCCTCGGCCATCTCGGTATCCGTCCGGTGATGCCCGTGAGCTGGAAGCAGCATCCAGCCTTCGTGATCCGGTTTGTCCAGCGCGGGATTCGCCCCTCGATGTGGCGCGAGCATGCGTAGCAGAACGACACGTCCCCGATGGACTTCCCCCACGGAGGCGGCACGCCCCACACGCCCGTGTTGCCGTGGCCGTCGCCGTTCCAGTAGGAGTAGGTGGCGGACGCCGACTCCACGAAATCGCCCCACTGGATCGGATGCACGTCTGGACGCACAACGTAGGCCCTGTTCTTCGAGTCCACCGCGAAGCAGTCCACGAGGCGGAACCAGGCGAGACCTTCGTCGAACGTCACGCGGAACGTCCCCGTCTCTCGGTAGTTGTGCCAGAGTGGATGTTGCGCGAGCGTCTCGATCTCATGAATCGTGCCGTCGCCCCAGTCGACGGTCATCTTCGGACAGGACGCCCTGCGCCGCGACCAGAGCTGGATCTGGCAGTAGCCGTCCAGCACCTCCCAGTCGTGGAGGGTGAATTCGTACACGGTTTCAAGCCGTGTCTCGTCGGTGCAGTGCATCAGATTCCCGATCATCCTTCACCTCACGCGGGGACAAGTTCGATTGCTGGGTCGAGGTAGACGAATCCTGCGGACGAGTACCAAGAGAAATACACGCGCACATCCACGGGCGAGACCTCTGGGATGTCGACGGGCATCTCCAGCACCTTCTGGACGAGGGCAGAGTCGTTCGTCCACGTGCTGGCGGAATCGTCCACCCAGCGTCCGTGCAGGGTCGAGTAGTAGGCCTTGCCGCCAATCGTGGCGGACAGGAAGAACTGGCGATAAAGCTCCGCGTCGGAGGCGTAGCCCTTGTAGGCGACATGCGCCTTGAGGACATGCCGCCCTGCCGCCGTCGGCGTAAGCTGCATCCCGTTGAAGGGACGTCGGCCGAGAACCATCGTGTCCGCGCCGGAGCAGACGTTGTTTGAGAGCTTGAGCGCGGCTGTGCCGCCGCCCTGCCTGCGGACGCTCCACGTGTCGCAGAGCCCGTTCTGGCAGCGGAACGCGAAGCGTCCCTCCGCGCCCTCGTTGTTGCATCCGATCCCTTGGTAGATGTGCTGCGTCCGCGACGAGGATGCCGCCATCGGCGCGAGTCCGGCGTTCGCCTCGTCCACGAACACGTTGCAGTTCTGGTCGAGCGTCGAGAAGACGAGCGAGTCCTCGTTGTAGGGATACACGTCGTTATCCAGATTCGCCTCCATCCTTCTCACGCGGGCGTGGGAGCCGTAGGAGGCGTAAAGACACTTGCCGGGGAACCACGTCTTGATCGACCGGATGTCGGCCACGGTGGCATTGAGGATCACCGTACCCTCGAACTCCGCGTCGACGAGGCGGACGTTCTCGAAGTACGCGGCCTTGCCGCGTGGGCACTTTACCGTCACGTCCACCGCTTCAGGAACCTTCGCCGCGAGCGTGCAGTCGCTCGATGCGAAACTCGCGACGAGCGCGGCGTAGGATTCGCCGGTCTGCGTCGCATTCGAGTAGGAGCAGTATGTGCCGATCCCCGCGTCGGACGCGAGGACGATGGATATCCCCTCGATCCGCTTCACTACGCCCGGCACGTAGTTCCCTGCGTAGCAGCGCGAAAGCTCCAGCACCGGTTCCTTCGCGTACCAAACGTCCGGCAACGACACGTCGACGTTCTTCAGCGAGACCTCGTACACGTTGCCGAGGTAGATCATGCCGTAGTCGATGGTCAGGGATGAGGGGCGCGTCGACGAGAGCGGCTGGCCCATCTTCACGGTCACGTTCTCGACCGTGCAGGAGATATAGCCCTGGATACTCAGGAGCGAGGGAACGTGCGAGGCGGTGCCATTCATGCGGATCGTCTGCTCGACGTTCCGAACGATGCACTCGATTCCCTTCTGGTACGTCCCCGACAGACAGAGGGCGTGGGCGTTGGACGTGTAGTCCGTCCACATCGGGGAAAAGACCTTCACATCCTGCACGTTCAGCACGTCCGCGAAGTAGCAGTAGAACCCACAGGGGTTGCTGGAGCCGCCGGTAAGCGCGTGGTTGATCGTGCAGTCCGTGATGGAAAGCATCCTCGCGTAGTGGATGTACACGTAGCTCTTGAGGCGACTCGCGGTGATCACGCCGGTGTACGACGCCTTGTCCACGTCGATTCCGAGGCTCCCGAAGCGGCAGTTCGAGAACGAGTAGCAGCCGATTGGATCGGACGAGTTGTAGAACCGGAAGATGTAGTTGTCTGCGCTGATGCCGTCGCGGAAGAGGTAGACCCGGTGGAGCAGGAAGTGATTGACGTTCGGAAGCTGGAACGAGCCGGAAGCGACCATCGACTGCACGTTCGCGCGCTCGGCGGCGTCCGCGCCCCACGCGGATTTCGCCTCCGACGGCATCAGCTCGTAGATCGGATCGGACGCCAGCGGCATTCCGACGATGAGCAGGTTCTTGATTGAGGAGTTCGTGCCGCTCGGCAGGATGGCGGAATACGCCTCCGCCGTGCGGCGGATGACGTAGCACGTATTGTCTGCAAAGGCCGCCGCCGTCGAGGGAAGGGCATTCAGCGCGTTCGCAGGCGTTGAGCCGCTGCCCGACGTCGACTTCGACGGGTCGACGTACACGACGTTGAAATCTACGTTCGAGTATCTCATGTTCTCTCCGTGCAATCCTCTTTACCGACGGCGAGGATTTTCTACCGGGTTAAATTGAGAAAGTTGAAAACATTGGAAACTCCACCAGCGGCGCCAGATCGCAAGGAACGCACACGACGAGGCCGGGTATCCCGGCGGGCGAGCCGCCGCCGTTCGTCCAGGACGAGAGGCGCGTCCTCCCGTTAAGCACGGCGTAGCGGTTCATCTCGTCCGCCGAGACCCCGGCCTCCTTAAAATTTACGATGACCTCCCCGTCGATGCCCCTGCGGATCGTCGCGTTCTCGAACACGATGCGCGAGACCCTCGGAACAGACGTGTCGGCATCTGCGACGAGGACGTCCCCGTACACGGTAGAGTCGTCTCCGAGGTACTTGACCCACGCAGCACCCCCGAAGTCAGCGAGCGTCGGGCTCTCGATTGGCGTCTCGCTCTGGATCTCCGCGCGGTACTTGCGGCTTGTCCCCGGCGAAAGTGAGAAGCCCCGTCCGTCCGTGTTCTCCGCGTAAGCGACGTAGAGGTACGACTCGTGGCCAGTCTCTCCCGTCGGTCCCTTCGGTATCTTGAAGTCGAGTACCGCCGCCGAGGACGTGCCGGAGTTGTGTACTTCCGCCGGCCTGTCGGACTCGACCATCTCGACGGAGCCGATCTCCACCGTGGCTGCCATCCCTGCCCGTCCCTGCGGAATGCCGAATTTGAGGACGGCGTCGTTTTCGTCGCCGACGTTCTCGACCGTCGCCGCGCTCCCCGCTGGAAGCGTATCGACAGTCCCGACCTCGACCGTTGCGCGCTGACCTCTCGGCCCAGGGGGGAGCGGAATCGGGTCGCTCCAGTCGTGGCCCGCCAACGAGTTGCGGAAGCGATACCACTTGGCCGGTTCGATGTCAAAGCCACCGTCGTTGGGTGCGTCGCGCCACGTACAGGCGTCGTCCGATATCTGTATCTCCGTGCTGGCGCCGAATAGTGCGCGAACCTGCGCTGCCGTGTACGACCCGTCCCCGACCGGAACGGGACGCCCCGTCCCCGCATCGGCACGGCGATTACGGACAATGATGTCGAACTGAATGAGGAATTCCGGGATTGTCTCACCCGCCGTGAATCCGGCCAGCTCGCAGCCGAAGGTCGCCGACTCGCTCTTCCCTAGCGCGGCGATCAGCTCTTCCGTGTTCGTTTCCGTGAGAGGGATGCGGACAGTGTTCCCCTCGACCGTGATTCCCTCCGTGACGCGAAGCTGCGGAGCGGTCGACGTATCCCAGTCGTTCGCTACTGCGAAGTCCCATGAGGCGTAGCCGAGCGCCTCGTCCGGAAATGCCTCGCCGTTCGCGTCCACGAGTTTCAGCACGAGTTCCGCCCGCAGGCCGCGCGTAAGCGCCGGGAGCTGGTTGATCGGTTGGTTCCATTCGTCGACGAGCGTCCCCTTGACGCTCGCGGCCCGTATGTGCATCGTTATCGTCTGCATTGCTATACCTCCTTGAACATGAATCCGTTTTCGCAGGCGTAGTCGAGCAAGGCCCAGAACCGGCCTTCGTACCCGATCTTCGCGCTGCGTCTGTGCGTCGCGTTGCCGTCGCTGTCGAAGTCGCTTGTCGGCACGGTCGAGTTCCTTGGGATCTCGTTCAGGCTCCCCACCATGATCCGCACATCGCGCGGGTCGTCCATGTGGATCCGAAACTCGTTCATCCCCTCGTCAAATCCAGTCTCGCCGGAGTCGAACACGCTCGTTGCCAGCTCCACGGAGTACGGCACGGGATTCTTCGGTCTCTCGACGAGGGCGTAGCCGAGGAAGTCGCACGACCTTCCTGCGAGCCACGACCGTACCTTCTCGATGCGGCATCCCGAAAGCTGTGCGTAACCGCAGTAGCCATTCTTGGACTCCGGGTCGTCCTTGCGCGGGCAACACCAGTGCGTGTTGCCGCTCCAGGCGTGGAACGAGGACGGGACGGAATGCGTCCGGCTCTCCGTCCGCTCACGCATCGCCTGACTCATCGCGTCGCCTATCGACTCGCCGAAGGGCGGGTCGTGCCGCGAGCCGCTCGCGCTCGCCGCCGTGCCGGTAATCTCCCCACATTGGATGACGTGTAGCCTGTCGAGGGCGTTCTTCATCGTCTTCAGCCACTCGCCGCCGTTGACGAGGAGGTCGCCCGACGAGGCGAAGGCGTACATCCCGCACCCACGCTCCATGACGAGTTCGCGGTACGTCCACATCTTCGGAAAGTCGGAGAAGTCCTCCTTGTAGCCGTCCCACTCGGCGTTCACGAATGAGGAAGCCATGTACTCAATCGCCTTCACGACGGCTCCCATACTTTTGAGCGAGACGGCTTTCCACGGTGAGATGGCCGTCACGTCTCGCGAGAGGGACGTGTGCAGGACGGCGGCGCGCTCCATGAGTGCCTGTCTGATCGCCATCGCGTAGTCCGCGCGGCGCGGATCGGGATCGTCCCAGTCCATGCCCTTGGAGTCCCACGAGGTCGGCATCTCGTATTCGATCACCGCCATATCGCGACCTCCCCAAGATACGCCTTGCCGGACTCGTCGCCTTTGACGTGATCGTAGAGTGAGACCGTGATGTCCGTTCCCGTGGCCTCCGATCCCTCCGGTTTCGTGAACCTGAATGTGACGGAGCCGTCCCGCTTCGGCTCCGCACCCTCGTGCCAGCCGGCGTCCGATCCCGGCTCGCCGATGACCCACTTGCCGGAAGCGTAGCGGATACGACCGTAGGTGAAGTGGCCGTTCGTTTTTTCGAGCGACCGCGTGAAATACTCGCCCCCACCCCTGAACCTCGGAAGGCCGAGCCAGCGCGTCCCCGTGGCGTCGTCCTGCGGCTCGTACTCCCCGAACTCGAAGAAGCCCGTGGCCGTCCAGCGTGTCCACTTGGCCGAGACCTCCTTCACCTCGCCCTCCCGGATCGAGCCGTGCGGCGTCATCCGCGACGTGCGGCCTTTCCCCGAAGGAATTGAAAGCGTGTAGAAGGCGTCGCCCGTGTACTTCTGCTCCTGCGGATCGTAGTCCTCAAGCGGCTCGTAGCCGGGAAACATCCCGGTCATGTACACCCATCCCCACGTCTGCGTGTACCAGACCCCGCCCGACCAGTGGATGTAGCCGTTGATGGACGAGAACGACGGCTTGAGGACAGATCCGCCCACGACGAGCGAATAGCACAGCTCCTTCGTGATGATGCGACCGCCCCAATTTGAGCCTGCGTCGAACGCATAGTATCCTGCGTCCGATCCTTCGCCGCACCACATCCCGTCGGGAAGGACGAAGTTCGGTATCTGCGGCGTTCTGAACTGGCCCGGCACGTAGTGGAAACTCATGTCTCGCTCCCTCCAGTCGATGACAACATCGCCTTGTGCCCCAAGATCCATGTCCCGGTGGGCAGGTTCGCATCAAGCGCGACGTCCGGAAGAAAGAGTATCGCGCTCTCCGTTCCCTGCTCGCTCCGTCCGTTCGGGTAGACGGTCACCTGGTAGCCAGCCGTCGCCGAGCCGCCTGTCACCTTGCACATGAGAACCTTGTCGTCCCCCTTGCCCGCACCAGCGCCGCCCAGGTGAAGGACGCACCATTGCTCGCCGCTACCGCCGGCCTTCCAGAGGATGCGCGCCGTGCCGGTCGAGGACGATTCAAGCTCGCCTTTCGCCGAACCCGCTTTCGGCACGGCGTAGTCATCGTCCGACGCCTTGATCGTCACCTTCGCAGGCGTGACGCCGAGAACCATCGCGCGTCCGATCTCTCCGGCCGCGATTGGCTCCAGCAATATCGCGTATGGCTTTCCCTCGCGCTCCGCAGTCATCTTGAGTCCCTCGAACACGGGCGGGCACGACGTGAACTCATCCTCGTTCGCTGCCGCCGTGACACACACGCCGGTGATGGCGAGCGCAGAGAAGCGGTCATACTGCGCAGACTCCCCGTTCTTGATGCGCACGATCCCCACGTCCAGCCCGGACGCGACACCGCGCGCCCCCTGGTTCTGCCGCGCCTCCTTGACGTAGTTCGCCGCGTCCACAAACGCGTTCCACGTCGCCGCCTTGATCTTGACCGTCTCTCCCTGCCTTACCTTTTCCATATCAGTTCCCCAGTCCGAGGTTTCCGAAGTCGCCCTCCGGGTATACCTGCTCAACGTAGGCGGCGACCGGCTTCTTGACGAGGTTCTTCCTGTTGTCGGAGACCTTGTCGGCGTACCGCACCCAGAGGTAGTCCCAGCCTTTCTTTCCCGACACCCTAAGATCGCCCACGGACAGCGAGGCCTGATTGGGCGAGACGGCGAAGCGGAACGTGATCTCCCAGGGCGCGGTAGCCTTCTTCGACCGCTTCGTGCCGCTCGCGCCGAGGAAGAGAACCTCGCCGGCGGAGAAGCCCCGGAACGAGGACTTGTTGACCGTCCCCGTCAGGGCAGCGAGCGTCTTCTTGTATGAGGTCGAGACCCGCGATCCGGCCATCACATGCGTCTCGGTGAAATTGAGAACAGGCATCGTCACGTCCACGCCGTTCACGTTCCCCTCGTTGTCCACCTCGATGGCTCCTCCGAAGTCGGGCGCGGTGCTTGGGAACCTCCCAACGGTCTTGATCGACTGGTTGCGGTGCATCGTCCCGCCGCCGGTGTCGAACGCGAACGAGGAGGTGTCGTCGTCTTCGTCCGTGTCCGAGTCGTTCTCCCCGTCCTCGTCGGCCTCATACACGGCTTTCGCCTTCCAGGTGTCACCGTTGATGCGCTCCATCACCTCGACGGACTCGAGCGACATCCCGGACACCGGCCGCGCGGCTTGCCGCACGGCGGCGAGTGCCTCCGACTCGTCACTCGCCCCGAAAGCGAGGTAGGGGATCGCGATTTCTGTCACGTCGCCCTTGGCGTTGATCGTCTCGTCGTGTTCGCCGTATGCCTCTTCCACCCGTATCGCCATTGTTCTCTTTCCTTTCCGAGCGGCCTACTGGAACGTAAGGCTCGCGCCTCCCGTGGTTCCGCCCTTGAGCAACTCCGCCGTCTTCTTCGTGTGCTTCACGATCTCCTGCGTTGCCGTGTACATCCTCTGCTCCATCTGGCTGCCGCGCAGGTTCTGCGCCGCGCGGGCGTAGAACGCGCCCTGCGGTTTCGCGATGTCAGTTTTCTTAGCGGTCGCTTCCTGCGCGCTGCGGAGCTTCGCTGCGTACTTGTCCACCAGCCCCTCGGCGAGCGAGTAGGCGTCCTGCGCGCCCTTGACGCGCTTCTCCTCGTCCTCGGAGATCTCGCCGTCCACCTGCGCCTCCGCGAGCGCCTTTCGGAACTCCTCCTTCGCGGCGGCGGCGGCGAGCTTCGACTGGAGGATGAGGTCGTTCAGCATCCGCATCCCCTCTGCGGCATCGTCCTTGAGCGCGGCCTCCACCTTCCTGTCAGTCTCGCCCTCGTCGCGCCGGCGCGCGATGTCCGCCGCCGTCTGGTCGAACCCCTCCTGAAGGTCGGCGATTTCCTTGTCGAACTTGCGCTTCGCCTTGGCCTCGGCTGTCTTGATCCGCCGCTCGGCGGTCGCGTCCGCCTCCGCGAGGCGTCCTTCGAGGTCGGCGATCTTCTCCAAGTCTTTGTCCTTCTTCGACTTTTCGTAGGAGAGCATGGTCGAGATGAGCCTCTTGTACTCGTCGCAAAGCTCCTCGATGTCGGCGATTTCGTTCTCCAGCTCGGAACGCGTCTCGCGGATGAGCTTCTTCTCGATCTCGGCGGCCTTCTTCGCGGCATCGTCCGCCTCGTCGGCAGACGCAGACTTCTCCGACCGCCCCTGCGTGACCTTCTCCTCAAGCTTCTCGTGTTCGGTCTTCCCGCCCGTCAACGCGTCCTTGTCTCCGTCCTTGATCGCCGCGAGGCGCTCGCGAGCCTCGGCGATCTTGTCCATCGTCGCGGACACCTTCTCGCCATTGTCCGCGATCTCACGCGCCGACTTGCCCATGCGGAAAGTCACCGTGTTCCACGTGTTGATCCAGAAGCCGCACAGAGACTTGTTCTCCTCGTCAAGCTCTCGGACATTCTTCCGCAGCTCGGCGATTTCCGCCTCGATCTGGTGGATCGCCTGCGCCTTCATGGCCTCGTTGAATCTCGACTGCGCGTCGGCGGCGAGGGAGATGGAGTTCGTCGCCCTGTCTACGGAGATCCCGAGGTCTCCGTACCGCGCCTTGAGCTGGCCGGAGAGCTTCTCGGCCTCCGTCATCTCGGCGTTCGTGAGTTTCTCTTTCTCCGCGAGCTGCTGGAGCCGCTCCATGCGGAGCTGGTCGGTGGCCCGGAGCTGGTCGCCCTTGTCGCGGAGCTTCGTCATCTCGTCGGAAAGCTGCGCCGTGTGCTTCGTGGCGGACGCCATGTACGCGCACACTCCTACGAGTGCGCCTACGATGGCGATCAGGACCCACGTGATCGGGATCGCGCAGAACGCGGTCGCCGCCGCCGTTGCCGCGAGGTAACCCGCCGCGACCACTTTCGTGGTGGCGGCGAGGGCGACGTTCGCTGTCGCGGCCACGCCCGCCGTCAGCGCGGCCTTCGCGTGGGATAGGGTCAACGCCCGTCCGACCGCGACGAACGCGGCGTGGGCCGCTGTAGCGGCCTTTACGGCGACCCCTGCGATTGTCTGGGCGGCGGCGTGGGCTTTCGCGGAGATCGTTGCCGCGATTGTTGCCCCGTTGAGGCTCTTGAGGGCGGCGGTCACCGCTGCGAACCGGCTCGCGATAGCCGCTTTCGCAGCAGCAGCGACCTCGGCGTTCGACATGAGGACGAGGTTCGCCGCGATCTGCTTCGCGCGGCTCTCTATCGGGAGGTTCAGGGCGGCAAGGAGCTTCGACGTGCCCACCATCGCTGGGATGGCGGCGTTCCTGTAGTCCGCGAACGCCCGCGCCATGAGCGAGAACGCCCCCTGGACCATCACTCCCTTCGAGACGAGAGCGTCCTGCACCCCGGCGAATGCCGAGAACACGCCGGACAAGGCGCCGACACCGGCCGAAAGCACACGGCTGACCGTGCCTATTGTGAGGAGCGCCGCCCCCAGAGCTGCTATCGAGCCGACCGTGACGGCGACAGAGGCGACCAGCCCCTTGTTCGCCTCGATCCACTTTGTGAACGAGTTGATGACGGCGGTTATCCGCTCCACCATCGGCTTGATGGTCGAGTTGAGGGCGTCGCCTGTGGCGTTCATCGCGCCCTCCACCGCAGACTGGAAGAGGCGGAACGAGCCGCCGATCCCGGCATCCATCGCCTTGGCGGTTGCCTCCGACTGCCCCTGTACGTCCTTGAGCTTCGCGAGGAATGCGTCAAGCTCCTCGACGTTTGCCGTGAGAGACATCCCAGACATCATTCCACGCACGTCGAACACGTCTTTCATGAAGGCGATCCGTTCCGCCGTGGGGAGCTTCGTCGTGGCGGCGGCGATGTCGCGCATCACCTCCGCCATCTTCCGCAGGTTGCCGTTCGTGTCCGTCGCCTCGACGCCGACCTCGCGCAGGGTCTTCTGCACCTTCACGTCCGCGAACTGCACGTATGCCTTGCGGAGCGCGGTGCCGGCGAGCGATCCCTTGACACCCATGTTGGCCATGACGCCGAGCGCGGCGCAAAGCTCGTCGAGCGATTCACCGGCCGCAGCCGCCTGCGGCCCCGCCATCTTGAGTCCCTCGAAGAGGTCTGTCAGCGTCTGCGCCGAGCCGTTTGCGGTTGCCGTGAGGATGTCCGCCACCTGCGCCATCCTTGACGCCTCCAGCCCGAAGATGCGCATCGAGTTCGCCGCGATGTCGGCGGACTCGGCGAGTTCCGTCCCCGTGGCACGGCTCAAGTTCAGAACAGACGAGATCGAGGCTTCAATCTCAGTCCGGTCGAATCCCATCCGACCAAGCGCGATCATCGCGTCAGCGACCTGCTGCGCGGTGAAGGACGTCTCCCGCCCCAGCCTCTGCGCCGTCTTTGTGAGCGACTCGAACGCCTCGCCCGTCGAGCTTGTGACCGCCTGGACGAGCCGCATCTTGTCGTCGAATCCCGCGAACGACCTCTCGGCGAGCGCGAACGGCAGCGACAATGCGCCGCCGAAGGCGAGCATGTCCCGCCCCAGCGCCATGCAGGTCTTGCCGAAGTTTCTTAGCTGCGACTGTGCCTCGCCGAGGTTTCTGCGGAACTTCGACGTCTCCGCAGTCACTTCGACGAATGCGCGTCCGGCTTTGATATTCGATGTCGCCGACATTCTCGATTCACTTCCTGTTCCGACAGAACGCCGCCTTGAGAGCCTCCTTCATCTCCTCGCCACGAAGCACGATCTTTGGCGGCTTCGGGGCGAAGGGGTTAAAGTCGGACGGACGGAACGGCTGTCCTCGCTTCGGGTCGCGCTGGAGGTTTGCGGAGAGTGCCATCATCGACGACGCGATTCCCCACTCGAACCTCCCACGCCCCTCCGCCATCCACGCGAGTTCTCTCAAGGTGAAGGGGCCGGGGTCTGTTCCGCAGATTCCGGCGAGCCGGTAGGCCGTCGCAATTCCGTCTTCAGCCGCTCCTCCAGCTCTGGGCTTTCGAGGGCCGCCTTGAGCGTCTCTGCCGTCTCGTCCGACCATCTCCTCGCGAGGCCGACCGCCTTCTTGAGGAAGATCCGCCTCGCTCCGGGGAAAAAATCGACAAGCTCGTCGAGGAAAGCCCGCGTCGCCTCTTCGATGGAGTCCCCTGCGAGGGAGCTGCCGAAGTCCTCATCGGTCACCCCGGCTGACTTCGCGCTCCTCTCGCAGAGGACCCAAAGTATGTCAACAAGCAGAACAGGGTCGTTCGCGATCCTGTCGACGAGATCAACCTTGACGCTGCCGTCATCGCCCGTGCTGATGACGTTCACGAGGTCGATTCCGAGCGCGTCCCTGATCCGCTTCATCTGCCAGACGTTGAGTGCCACCTCCCACGTCCGGCCCTTGCCGTCCTTGAACGTTCGCATGTCTCTTCTCTCCCTTCCCGTCCCTTACGACCCCGTCCCGTCCTTCCACGTCGGCGCGCGGCTGACAAGTGTCGGCTTGCAGGTGACAGATACGGTCAACGCCTCCTCAAGCGGTTCCGAACGCGAGAACGACGTGACCACGAAGTCCGCGTCGAGTCCGTTCCCGTCGCCGTCCGAGGCGAAGAGCGCGATTGCCGTGTTGTTGAAGTACGCGTTCTTGATGGCCTTGAAACCGGCGTCCGCCGTGTCCCAGACCATCTCGAACTCCAGCGACGCATCTTTGAGGGTCGCCGCCGTGATGCGCCAGCCCTCCGCTGCGCGGGTCGTGATGTCCGCCTCGCCCGTCTCCAGGTTGAGCGTCACGTCCTTGCAGTTCTTCATCTCCGAGGTGGCGGTCGATCCCGCCGCACCGTGGAAGAGTTTTGCATCTAGTCCGAGCTTGTATGCCATGTTGTTTTTACCTTTCTGTTTGTCGTGAAGTCACTTGACGGCTCCGTCCCACATCTTCGCGAGATGCGGGGTCGATTCCTTGAGCGAAGGCCCCATGAGAGGCCGTTTCGGGTATCGCTCCCTCCTGTATCTTCCGCCGAACTCGTGGGCGGACATCGATTCGCCGAGCTGGCGGAAACCCGGCCCGACGAGAACGGACTTCTCGCCGTCCGTCGCGAACACGATGCCGCGCCGGAGCGCGCCCTGCCGCGTGTGTGGCGGCTGTCCGGGCGCGGACGCCTTCGGCGATGTCGCCACCTTGCGCTGCGCGACCTTGCGCACATACGCGCCCGCGCGCCGCAGAAACTCTTTCGAGGCGCGGACGATCCGGGCGACGAGGCCGTCCTCGTCAAGCTCAATGTCGTGCCTCATGCGGGTTGACCTCCTTGAAGCCGAGTTCGATGACCCCTGTGAACTGCCGCCGCTCCCTCATGTGTTCGGGCGAGTAGAGCGGATTGTGGTTCGCCTCGACGCACCTCGCCCCGCAGACGGTCGAGTGCAGAAACCCCAGCGCGATGCTCTGCGCGTAGTTGACGAGATCGACCAGCTCGTCCTCCGTCGCCTTGCGAAGGATGCCGACCTGCACAATGAGGAGATCTTCGCGGAAGCCTCGCGCGAGCATCTTGTGCTTGATCCCCACGGGAACGACAACGATGCGCGTCTTCTCCTTCACGTCCTTGAGCGTGAACTCGGGCGCGAGCTCTACGTCTGCCACGCCTTCGCCGAGCGAGTCCGCGACCCCCTGCGCAAGCTGGATGATGTCCGTCATCAGCGCATTCCTTTCACGATCTCGAATATGAGCGTCCCGACCGCCGACAGGAGCGAGATGATCGCTGCGCCCATCGCGGCGTGGAGTGTTTTCTGCAACCCCGTCGCCGTGGCGCAGGGCGGCGTGTGGTGCGCCTTGTCTGCAAAGTGCATCTTGACCATGCCTTTCAGTTCCGCGATGTCCATCCTCGCTCGCGTCAGTCCTTCCCAGAGTTCGGGGAATCCCGGCGGCATCCCCGGATTGTGCTGGCTTTCCTGTTGGCTCATTCCTCGCCTCCTGTGTGCTTCGTGTGGATGCGGTACGCCGTCTTGTACGGGTCGCTCCACCTCCAAGGCGGCTCGCCGCCGGGGGCGAGGACTTCGTACTCCCCGTCGAGAAACAGGATGCTGTCGCCCACCTCCGGCGGATCGTCGAGCGCGTCCTTCTGGAGAATGAAGTCGCGCGTCTCGATTCTGATCCACGCACCGACATCGTTGACGGAGCGGAACACGGTGCGCCCCGGCACGACGGATATCCGCGTCTCCCGCCCGTCTCGCCGCACGTAGGTGGCGGGAGAGGCGAGGAACGCGGCCTCGGCCGCGCGGAGCGCACGTGTCCCTGACTCGATCATCGTCATGCGAGTCCCTGGCAGAGGCGGACGAGAACGAAGGCGTCCGCCTCCGCCGCCCCCGCGACCGCATGGCCGATCTTGACGGACGATGCCGCGCCGGCGGCAACGGCCTTACCACTCGCCGCGTCCCATGCGACCTCCGCGCCCGCCGCGAACGCGGCGTT